GTCCATAATGAAAACCATTACCATTGATAACCACTTTAAGGTGCAATTTACACCGTAACAGATTAAAAGTTGTCAATCGATCAACAACCCTTTGATTGGAAAAGAAATCGGTCCAGGGATTGAAATCCTGAGCCAGGTTAGCACCAACATCCCATTCATATTCTTGAATTTTAATTGGTCTGCTAAAGAAATTTTGTAAAGTCGCATCTCCAAGATCTTGCAACTTGCGGGTTCCGTCAAACTCGGAATCCACAACGTACATTTGTGTTGCAGTCTGATCCGCAAACTTTACATTTTGTGATTGCTCATCGAGGCTAGTTCTCATAAGAGATACTCCCTCAACACCACTTTGTGTTTCAAATTCATAAATCGGTTCATTCATCAGTTCATTCATGTATTCTTCTGTTGCTAATGAATATATATTAGATAAAGCTAAAGCAGCTTGAACTACTTCATTTTCATCGTCAAAGTCCGATTTATGAGGCACATCAATGGTATCTTTTGGTTCGACACCTGATTGTGCATCACAAGAGCAATACTTTTCATACAAGCCACAATCGCTACAATGATCCATCATTCCATGAGAACGATCGACATATGTAGATACAAATCGATATTGAGCTTGCGCAGCATCATGAATTATTTTCCATGCATGCTTAATTCGGTCGATTCCGTCAGACGGAACCTCATCATAAGAAGACTTATATTGTCCGAGATCCTTGAGCGTCTTCTTTGCTCTGCGTAGGTCTCGTTGTGAGTATTTAATTTCAGTAAGTTGCTATTCACATTCCAAAAGCGCACTCAAACTTTTGGTGAGGGAACTGTTGTTGGCTGACAAAACCGAGGTAAATACCTCTTAGTCATACATATAAAAGCCTTTAGGGATACTGGCGCATTACCATTTCCAGATGATTCCCATATGGTATCCAGATATATGCAAATGTTTTGCTTCTCTCCGAATGCAGACACTAAACTGCACTTGTCGTTTTTACCTAAGTAGGATCGACAATGGTCCTAATATTCCTCAGCATCCATGATATCGAATGAAAATCTACTTTCATCCACATCATCTCCGTCGCCGAGGTAACGGTATTTCCAATCTTTGATTTTCTCATCATAAGAAACTTCAGTCATCGTGGTTAAGTGATGTATA